CCCTATTATAAACATTACCAGCTTTATTAGCTATCTGAGAATTAATCCAACCAAAGAAACTATCATTAACTTCTGGATTAAAGTTTTTAGCATGTGGAGTTAATTCAGCGTAGACCTTTTGAGTAAATGCTTGCGTATCAGCTGTGTTCATTGGAACTTTTAACTTACTAGCAATTAATCTATCTAGTGTCTTGTTCTCTTGCATTTCTTTTATAGCAAAATTAGCTCCTTGTTTTTTCCAAGTTTCAGCTGTCCAACCCATTTTACCCAACTCATCTACAACTGGTTTAGCATCTTTAGAAAATTTTATTTCATCTGTTTTTATTTTACCTTCAGTAGCTTTAATTATATCACTACTTAAAGCACCTTTGTGTATACTTTTATTATATTCTTTTAAAAAGTTATATACACCATCTGCTGTTTCAAAATCAATTTTATTAAAACCAAATTTTCTAAGAACCGGTTTAATTAAATCACCTATTTTAGTAAATATATTTTCATTAAACTTAATATCACCATTAGCTATAGCATCTGAGAATAATGTTAGATATTCATCTTGATTAGCTTTCATATACTCATTGGTATAGCCAGCCTCTTGTATTCTGTTTTCTATTTTACTCCAGTTGTCTACACCTACTTTATCCTTGAAATCACTAATAAGATTTTCAGTAATCTTACCTTCTTTCATTGCTTTTCTAAGAACCCCGTGTAATAACTCGTGATTACCCACATTAACAGCTCTAGTTGCTTTAGCTATTGTTTTATTTATTATTATTTTATCATCAATAATAAAACCGTCTGATAAGGCAGCTTCATCTCCAAATTGTTTTTTTATTTGATCTATACTTAAGGTATCATCAACTTCTAATCCATATAGTGCACTATGTTTTTTAGCAAAATCTAAATTACTTTGAAACTCTTTTTCAGCAACGTTAGCTTTAGTTTCTTCAGCTATTTTCTTTTGAGCTCTAACTTCTTTTGTTCTTCCATCAACAGCTGTGTACGCACCAACTATATCGTTGATTTTCATCTCAATACTTTCAAGTGCCTTTTCAGCTCCAGGAACTGCAAATGCTCCCTTCTTTTTTGTATTAGCCTCTGCTGCAACTCTTTGTTTTTCTAATTCAACTAGTTGCTTTCTGTCACTTGGATCAGATACCTTAGCATCTATTTGCGTTTCTATTATAGCATCATTTTGTTTAGACTTAACAAATTCATTAAAGTTTGTATCACCTTTAATGTTTATTTTCATCTTAGCTAGTTCTTCAGCTTTAGTTTCAGGACTGTTAATTATTTTTCTTAACTCTGATTTTGTTATCTTACCATCGTTTACTTCATAAGTACTTTTATTTAAAGCTTGACCTACAATATCAGAAACATTAACGACTCCTTTGGCTTCACCAACAGCCTCTAACGTTGCTTCGCCTAAATCAACTTTACCAGTTGCAGCTAATTGACCACCTACTTCACCAGTAAAACCTCCTGCCATTTCTAAACCAGTTGTTGTAGCGGCTATTCTAGATCCTGATCTACCTGATTTCAATAATGCTCCTCCTACTCCTCTTGATAATCCAAGTGTTAATCCTTCTACTGCACCTATAGTTAAACCTCTAGCTAGAGATCCTGATTTTATTCTTTCTATAGCTTGAGGATTTTCAAGTATTTTTCTTATATTTTCTTTATTAAAGTCTTTTTCTCCTAATTCTGTTTTTAATAACTCAGTTAGTGTTAAACCAGTTTCCATAGCCCCAACTAAACCCGTTATTGCGCCACTAGCAGCACCAGTTCCAGCGCCAATAGTTCCACCTATAGCAGCTAAAGGTCCACCCCATGATGTTGCGGCTGCTCCTATGGCAGCTCCAGTTGGAGCACCAACTAATCCACCTGCTGCAGTGTATTTAGCTACGTCTCCAGAAGACGCAAATGAGCTAGCCATTGTTGCTATAGAAGTAGTTAACATTTGAGGAAAATAACCTGGATTCTTAGCTAATGCTCTTAGTGTTCCAAAGATACCTCCGCCGTACTCTTCTTGACTTTTTTGAAATAACACTTGTTCGTTCGTAGGACCAAGAGCTTCCATTTTTAAAGCAGCGTCTATATACGCCTGTAGTTCTTCATCTGATATATTAGCTCCTTTTTTATAAACATCAAAAGCCTCGTCTACACTGTTACCAGTTTTCAAACCCCGTTGCGCTGATGTATAAATATCTTCAAAAAACCCACCATCAAGCGGTATACCACCTTCCTCTTTGTATGTTTTAGATAAAGCGTTATAATCATTTATTTGAGTATTGTATAAGTTAACTTTATCTGTATATTCTTTTTCTGTATTTTTAAATGATTCTTGAAGATTTAATATATTAGCATTAGCAATATCTAGCTCTTCTTGAGTTGTGTATTGCCCTTCATTTATAGTTTTGATTTGATTATTTATGTCCTCTAGTTTAGCTTCGTAGTCATTGTTAACTAAGTCGTTTTCTAACGTCTTAAAGTTTTTTTGTATAGCGTCTAATTCAGATTTTATTTTTTCATTACTTTTATACTTAGGTGGCTCATCTAGCATGTTAACAACGTAATTGTTAATCCAGTCTTTTTTCTCTTCATCTGTAGCTGTACCATTAGCTATTCGTGATTCCAAAGAACCACTGTCCAATGACAAATCCGTATTTTTTTTCTTTTGATTTTTTTGAGGTTGATTTACCTCTGTGGTCGATGCTTGAGTGTTTCGCCCTGCAGTCGCATCTACAGCAGAGCTCTGTTGGTTTCCCGATTGATCTATTTTTTCAATTTCTTTTTTATTCTTTTTAGCCCAAGCTAAAAATTCTTTTTCTTTTTTTTCATCAACGTCCCAAGGGTCTTCGTAGCCCTTTACGTTATACTTAAATTTTGCCATACTGTTTCGTTAGTTACCCGTTATTAAAATACTATTCTTCGCCTCCAGCGAACATATTTCTTAATTTTTTTTCGTCGTCTTCTTTTTCGTCTTTATCTTTGCCTTTATCTCCATCAATAGTCTTAGTGTTTTTTTCACCTATTTTAAATTGATTTTTAACACCTTGAGCTAAGTAATCTTGTAATGCTCGTTGACCTAATGTATATCCATTTCCGTCTGTTTCTTTGCTATTAACAATAGCTGTTGCTAAATTTTTTGCCTCGTTAATATCTATCTTATCATCCGCGTTAACATCAGCGTTAGACAATTGTATGTCAGTTACGCCAAAATCTTTGTACGTTCTACCACCCACATTTTTTCCTGATATAGCATTATATAAGTCTCTATAAAATATTCTACCTGGTATCATTTCATTATACACCATGGAATCATATTTACCTTTACTTATAATGCCAGACCATATTGTATCATTAACTTCATCCATATTAATATCAATAGTTTCACCTTTTTGATTACTAGCTTTCATCTTGTAAGACTTTAAAAGATCTTGATAAGATGTTGCTATACCTCTATCATACTCGCCTTGTTTAACAACGGCTTCAAACTGTTGCATTGAGTACCATTTAACTGGTTTTGCATTTATTGTTTCTTGTAGTTTTTGTCTTTGTTTATATAGATCATCTAGTTGTTGGCCGTCGTCATATATACCACCTTGATCATACATAGATTCTAAAGCGTCTATTTCATTGTCTATATTAAATAGTTGTTCTTCAGCAACTTTTATAACCTCAAAGTCAGGCATGTTAACACCAAAGTCTTCACCCTTAACCGGATCTAAAGTTAAATTAGGTTTACCAGCCATTTCCATTATAGTTCTGCCAGTATCTGTTGTTTTCCAATTATTATTAAGCCCACCATGCTTATAGTTTAAAGCCAACTCATTCATTATATCGTGATACTTTTTTTCTTGTTCACTCATGTTCATTTGTTGTCTTAATATCTGTTGTTGCTCTTGTGGAGTACCGTTGATATACCTTTCTTGCATTGGACCAGCCAAAGTGTTTGTTATATTTTGTTGCTCGGATTGTGATGGTAAGCCATAGTTATCTATGACTTGCTGCATTTGGTCATCGTAGTTTCCAGACTTTCTTTTTTTAAAGTCTAAATTATCACCAATAGCTTTTATAATACCCATTATACCCTCATGTTGAGCTTGACCTAATAAAGCCTCAGAAGCTATTGCTCTGTATTGTCCTTCAACTAAAGTTCTATCTGCCTGCATATTATTTTATAATTTTAAATTCAACATCTAACTTAGAATAATCCACAGCATCATAACCGCTTACATGCCTTAGTACGGCACACTCAGGTATTTCATCAGACATTACACCTTGATAAACTTTGTCACCAATTAATTTATTAATATATTCAAATGAGTATATTTTTAAACCACTAGGAGAATTACCTATTAATTTTATATTCTTTTTTAATCTTCTATCAGAAAACGCTGCGCTAGCTAATCCAACCCCGCCGGATATAGTTTGTTGAAGAGACTCCATTCTTTGCTGTTCAGCTTGAGCCAGTGCTTGTTGTCTAGCAGCTGATTCACTTTGAGCCATACCAAGTAAAGTTCCTTGTTTACTAAACTCCATTTGTTGAGATTGTCTTTCTCCAGCAGCTCTCATTTGATCTACTTGTGCCGCACCTTGTGCTCTTTGTAAGTCTACTGCTGCTGCACCTTGAGCTTCCATTTGTTGCAATTGACCAGCTTGTCTAGCTGCAGCCATTTGATTTTGAGCTTCTTGTTGACCAATACTAGCAGCAGATCTTTGAGCCGCTAATTGACCTTGATTAGCCAATGTCTGGGCTAAAGCAGCTATACCACTACCGCCAGCAGCCCCTCTCATTGTATCCATTATGTTTGCTTGTGATTGTTGAAACTGTTGGGCTTCAAACTGTGCTTGCTGTTGATTAACAGTTAGATCTTCCATAGTGTTTTCTAATCCAGCATATTGATTAGTCAGAGTGCCAAATTGATTTTCAAGATTAGCGTATGGATTACTAGTGTCTAAATTAGTATAAACACTTTTCATTCTATCCATTTCTGCTCTTGCTCTAGCGGCTTCAGCTTGTGCTGCCCTTCTTCTTTTTCCAGCACCTATTAAGCCAATAACACCCCCAGCAAGACTACCTATTGCTTGTCCTAGCATATTAATTAATTTTTATTGTTATTCTTTTCTACCAAAAGGAAACTTAACTTTATCTTTGTCTTTGTCTTTTTTTACTTTTGTTTTGACTTTTGTTTTAACCTCTATCTTTGGTTTTTTCTCTACTTTTGATTCTACTTTAACAGGTTCTTTACCTGGTGAAGCTTTTGTTGTTTTAAATTTCTTTTGCCAGTCAGCTTTAGACTCATCAGCTCTTCTACTGTGATATTTTTTACCTTGCCATTCAAATGTAGCTTGAGGTACTCCACCGTAACCTTCTCCAGATCTTGCTCTTCTAAAAGCGTCACCAAAAGATAATTCACCTTGAGGCTTGTTTATCCTATCCATTATCTGCATGTCGATGTCTGCACTGCCTTTAAGTTCGTTTTTACGCTCAGGTAATCTTAAGTCTTCTTTTTTACCAGTTGAAACACTTTCGACTTCTTTTCTTTTTAATTTTGGTCTATTAAATTTTTCAACACCACTTCTAACCCAAGTATCAAAATCTCTACCTCCACCAGAACCAAAACTTACTTGAGGACTAACAGGTCCTCTAGGTCCTTCTCCTGGCTTTTGATAAGTGTATTCTGAGCCCGGCTTACTTCTTCTACTATCTCCACCTCTATCTTCATATCCGTATTGCTCATATACCATTCTTTCTCCTTCCCTTAATCCACCGCGATTAGCAGCAAGACGCTTTTTAAACTCTTCATTACCAGGTTGAGACATTAAATAGTTGTACTCGTCTTCACCAACTATAACCCTCTTATCCGTATCTGGTCCAGAACCAGGTTTAGTTTGGCCATAATATTTTTGATAATCCATAGCTTGATCAGCACCGCCTATCACATCTGGATCTACACTTTGTTTTTTAGGTGTTGGTTTTTTAAAACTATAATTTAAACCAGTTCCTTTACCCGCGTTAAAACCTCTCATTTTAAAAGCCATAGTATTGTTTTTTTATTATTTACTTATATATAGTTACATTTTTTGCTCGTTATTTACTACTTTCAGTAATATCACAAGCTGCTGCAAACAACTCTGCTGGCTGTTTAGAGTTATTAGCAAATTTAAACTCTCCGTAGTATCCGACTATTGAAGCTTCGTTAATAGATCTTTCTTTTCCAAAAAATATAAAATCTTTATCTACTGTAGGAGCTGCAGTGGTGTTAGCAATATTACATAACACATTGACAACGTCTGGAAACGTATCATTATTATTATCTACGTTTGTTATAGATATAACACTACCTATTTCAATTATACTTTGACTATCTAATCCAATATCAAACCCACCAGATGTTCCTTGTGCTATGTAGTATATTATATCTCCTTCTTGTAAAGATTGATTTACTGGGTAATCAAATTGTAAAGTTATTTGTGCCATAATTTTTTATATTTATTTTAACTACAATTTACTAAACTATTAACAGCAAAAGTTAACGTAACATCACTTGTGCCTCTATTATCAACTTTAACATTAAAAGTAAATGTCGCTGTGTCATTAGAATAGTCTGTACTAGATAGTGTTAACGAAAAGTTATTTAATTTTATATTTGTGTCACCAACTGAACCAGTCCAATCGGAACTTGTAACAGTTTTACCAGTAGATGAAAACGAATGACTACTACTTACCGGTTTTAATACATATTGAACTACAACGTTATCTTTTTTTCTTGGATATATTAAATCGTAAGTTTGTGTTGAAGCCCCATCTGGTATAACTTGCCTATTAATTGTGTATAAAACGTTATTAATTGTGGCTCTTAGTTTAACTGTTGCTGTAGATTTTTGTTTTAATATTTTACTATACCATGTTCCGTTTGGATCACTCCAAAAATAATCGTCAGCTTGTCTGTTTTTTATCCAATTGTTAAAGCTTGATTTATAACTAGTTGAATATATATTAATTGAGTATCTACCTAAACCATTTGTAAAATCAGTATCAGATAAAAAAGGAAATGTTTGAATAAAGCTATATTTACCACTAGAGCCTATAATATGCCTTTTAGCGTTGAATATATTATCTACGTTACTATTATATAATCCTTCGCTTAATATAGATCTTTCAAAACTATTTACTATATTATTGGGTGCTGTTAGATTAGTATTTATACCATCAATAAATTTATTAACAGCTATTTTAAATACTGTACCAGGTGTTCCATGTACTGTTATTTTTCTTTTCTCACCATTTCTACTTATTACTACTCTACCAAAATCAACCTTTTCTATACCTGATATTTTAGATGTTAATTTAGCTGTTTTATTACTAAAGGTATATTTTAATTTATTTATTTTAGATATATTTTCTTTACCAGTGTAAACTAAATCATATAAATATATAGTTATATTTCCGCTTGAGTCCTTTTCAGTTCCAGTAAGTTTCATTTTTAAGTTACTACCAAGACTATAAATTCTGTTAGATTGTTTTAATTCAATACCTGGTGACTTTAAAAATTTTTTATTTTCAGCAGCTGTTACTTTCATCGAAGCAATTACAGTTGGTTTGTTCATTTTAACTCTACCAGAAAAAGAAAATTGTTTTCTTTGTTTAGCGAAACCAGACTTTAAAGTTTTACTAGTAACAATTATATTGTTTTTACCAGTTATTTCTAAAATACTATTATTTTTTAAAATTTCTATAGCCATAGTTATATTATTAATTTATTCTTCAGTTATTGTCCCAGACACACTAGCGCATTCAGACCCATCATCTAACATAGCTTGTCCAGATAACTTTAACGTTATGTCTTTAGGATTTAAACCAGGAATATGTTGATCTATTCCATTAAAAGCAATTAAAACAACATTTCCAGTCCAATCTCCAGCACAGTAATCATCAGGTAAAACTCCGTTTGGAAAAACTTGTTCAAAAAGAAATGGAACATCTTGAGTTTCACTTACTCCTGTAGATATTAAAGTATCAGTTATATTATACGGATATGGAACATTATCCCAATCACCCCACGCTTGAGTCTGTGCTAAAGCGGAAGTATTAGGACCAGTTGTCGTGTACGGTCCAGAAGGGTTTATATCTATAAACATAACCTGACCGTAACTCCACGTGGTATCAGTTTGGGGTGGCGCCCAATCATTACCACCAAATTCAGCGGTATATTGAGCTCCAGAGTCAGCATATATAAAAGGAGCAGGAGCATTGTTAGCGTATAAAAAGTCAGCGGTTACTGTTTCTCCACCGTAGTCGAAAAAAACCTCATAATTAGCAAACTGACCAAGAAGTGGAATTGTATTAGCAAGATCTAAAGAACCATAACTAGTGTAAGCGTAAGCTCCACTTATTGTTGCAAGTCCAGCCCCAGATTGTGGAGTTTGTGTTGCATTAATAATTTTTAAAGTTTCATTATAATATTCGCTAAAGTTTCCTCCTTCAAAATCGTAAGTATGAAGAGTACTTATTCTACTTAAAGGGCCACCATTAAAAAAACCACCTTGATTACTTGGAACAGTAGGTGTTCCAGGACTACTAATGTCACTATTTTCAGGATAAAAATTATGTCTAGAAATTGTATATCCATCATCTGGAACTATAAAAAACCAAGCTTGCTTAGGAGCGCTCGTGTTTGTACTTAAAAGCGTAGCATTAGCTTGGGATATTTCATCTCCATTCCAAGTACATAAAACAGAAGATTTTGTTGCTTCTCCATCTGAACCAACTGCTGTTATTTGCCAGTTAAGTGGATTAGGAGTTTCAAAGTAATAATTTGTACCAGTAGGTATAATAGAGAATACTTTTGCTCTGGGATTATCGTTTGTAAGTTCCACGTTAATCGTAAATGCATTAGATTGATTAATAGGACTTATTAATGTAGCATCTCCGTCTATATCTAAGTTAAGCTCTATATCTTGCAAACCTATTTGATAACTAGCATCTATCCATGCTTTTACATTTACAAAATTAGCATCACCTGTTGATGGAGTTTGCTCGTATAAAAAGGTGTTACCAGTTCCAATTGGCTTATACACAGTTTGGTTGCCAGTAACAAAACCTTGAAAATTATTAGCAGGATCATCATTTTGCCATTGCGTGTTGACATATCTATACGTATTGCCAGTTGATAACTGTAATATAAAAAAATGTATTTCTTGTCCACTAGTAAATCCAAATCCAGCATTAGTGTTTGGCAAGTCAAAAGGGGTATCATCATCTCCTACATATCCTTCAATAAAAGGATGTTGACTCATCTCTCCATTTATTTGCATGTTAAGTGGGCTTCCGCCTAGTAGTGTGTCATAAGTAAATTGATGAATACCTGCACATACAAAGTCTCCGTTTTGCTCATAAAAAGCCCCAAAAACATCTCCAATTTGTAATGTTGTTCCACCTAGTATTATATTGGCAAAATCACCTAAATCATAGGAAGATGAGCCAATAGCGAATACATCATAAACAAAAGGTTGATAAACATAATTACCATTATTTAAATCACTTTCTGTGTATCCAGAGGTTGGCCACAAAACGCTTCCACCACTAATACTACTATTGTACATGTGAACTTTATTCACTGCATATGTATTCGTGTTTCCACCAATCTGTATATTTGATATTTCATTACCATTAGCGTCTATTGTGTTTTCTCCATTCAACCACTCTCTAACTTCTATTCCATCTGTGTTCATGAAAATAGAAGTTGGTTGATAACCTTTTATAGTAAAGTTAGAAGCATCAACTTGATAGTTGGAATCAATAGCGTTTATAGTCATAGTTAATGGTACTAAACCCTGATCTGGTCCACTAATATTATCTACATCTTGTTCACCCCAGGTTTCACCAGCGTTAACAGATTTAGCTATTGAATTTATAAAGTAATTAACTGACATATTAGTTTTCTTCTAAAATTATATTCATCTCTCCGCTAGGTGTACTACCTGTTTGTATTTCCATAGCTGACCCATCAATTTCAATTATAAAGTTTTTAGGTATATTTGTTCCAGTTTGTAAATTATTTTCCGGAAAATAATTCCAAGGTACGGCTGCACCTGTCGCTCCAGCAAAACTTATAATAACTACATTACTAACCCAATCTATTGGGTTTAAAAAACTAGATACAGGACTAGGACCATAGGTCCAAGAGTCAACTGACTGCATTATATTATCGTATTCACTAAATGAGATTATACTATTTTGGTGTAATAAAAAAAATGAATTTCTTATAACAATATCGCTGCCTAACATAGCGTTACTTGAGTTAGAGGTGTTGAAATCAGAATTTTGAAGCAAACTATTAATATTAACGTAATCAATATTATCACCATCTTCAATACCTAGTTTTAAGTTTTTAATTCTATCAACATAGTGACCACCAAAGGTCCCACCCTCGTCTCCATAGTTTTCATTATTATAAGTTCCGTATGTGTAAGCAAGGTAATAAACTGGGTTATTAGTAATATCAATAGATGAAGCACTAGCGCTACTACCAGTACCACTAGAGTTGTTTATAAACACATTTTTAGTTTCATCAACATTTACGTCGTTACAAAAAGATTGTTCACAAGAAAAAGACCAAGGAACTAAAGCGTTGATAACATAATCATCAACTGTTTCTACAAAAAAATTATCTTTACAAACCGTGTAACTACTGTTTTTAGGTTTTATAATAAATCCCGTAAAAGTTGTAAAATTTATTGGTTGGGGTGTTGTGTAATATGGATTTTTAGTAAAAACTAATCTAGCTGTATTGTCATCTATATTTACAGCCTCAATAAACCATTCAGGAATATTATCATCTCCAATTGAACCTCCATACCAATCTATATTAGCTTCTATTATAGAGTTACTGTTTTCACCATTTTTCAACTTTAGTGTTATATAAAATTGAGTTTCTAGTTGCTCAGGTTCTATAGGTATTAGTTGAGCGTCACCATCAATATCTAAATTGAGTTCAATGTCTTGACTTCCAGTTATATCGTAATTTGAATTTAACCAAGCTCTAACAATAACGGTACTATTAACAGAGTTGTATATATGTACTTTATTTATATCAAACGTTAAATCACCACCTAACTGTATGTTTAAAACTTCGTTTCCGTTAGCGTCTGTAGTATCAAAACCTTCTTCCCATATTCTTTCTCCGTTAGGACCTATAGAAGTCGGCTCATAACCTTTTATAGTAAAATAACTAGCATCAACAGTGTAACCCTCATTGGCTAAAATTTCCATTTCTAATGGGACAAGTCCACCATCACTAGAACCATCTGAATCTAAATCTTGTAAACCCCAAGTTTCACCAGGAAAAACACTATAGGTTGTTGACGATATATAATAATTTACATTTGGATTAGGCATAACTTATAAATTATTATCCGCGTTTGGATCATAAGGATTACTATCATCGTCAATCATATCACTAACTATTTTAATATCAATACTTTCAACTTGAGTAGATTCAATATTTAATAGATTTCCTAAACCTTGAACACTAAATTCACTTAAATGTTTATCTTCCATATTTTCTCTACTTACTCCACCAACTTTATTAAACCACTTGCCTTCTTTTTCAATAAATTCAGGAACAGATCCACTTAACTCCGGCGCTTTACATAGATCTGTTTCTATGCTACTAACCCACCATCCATCTTTATTGTTTAAGTTGTAAAATTCTTTATCTGTTTGATTAATAAAAGGCTGACCACTTGGATCAACTTGATCTAAACCTGTTTGTAAAAACTGAAGAACTCTACCTTGAGAACCCTCATAGCTAACGGTTCTAAAAGATTTAACAGATCCTGGTATATCATTAAATAAAACGTTAAATGTAGACTCTTTAAAGCAATAGTTTACATTTTTAACGTTAGCACAGTCACCAGTTGAATCTCCTTCGCACTGTATAGACTCATCTGTAGCATAAAATACATTTCTATTTATTATCTCACCAAAGTTAGGAGAACTTGATTGTTGCTTTGTTATATCTACATGATGTTCGTATATACCTTTTTTTTCTTTTCCTTCATAACCAACACTACCAATATCTTTAGATATAGCTGTCAAGTATTTACCACCAACAGAAACACCAGCTTGAGGAATAAATGATTTAAAGCTAACCCAACCTTTAGATCTTTCATTAAAACTAACAGTTGTATTATTTATATTCTCACCGCTTTTATAGTCTAGTGTAATATTGTATTCACCATTAACAGAGTCAAATGTACCTAATAAGCTACTTGTTTTCTTTAGATTGTCTCTAAACCAAGTTTTCATACCTACTTCTGATATGGGTGTTAAACCGTCTCTAGATAGTCTTAAAACAGCTCCTCGTTGCATGTCTGTAAAATACATTCTGTATTGATCAGATACTAATGATTCTGGATTTTGAGATATACCATAATCACCTACAAAAGGAACAGCTGTACCAAGCACTCTATTAGATGCTAATAACTGTGGATTACCATCTGCATTAAATAAAGCGTCTTTGTTTGTTGTTACTTTTAAAACTTTATCTTCGGTTAAAACAACAATATCAGTATCTCTTATTTTTAATTTTTGTATAGCACCGTAGGTAGGATTTATATCCTTAGTTATTTTTTCAGACATGTTAAATTCATTCAAGTCGTTAATTCCTGAAGTTGAATTGTATATACCTGAATATATCATACCACTACCTCTTCTTTCTTTACCATAATCTAGAAAAGTTGTAGAAACCTTAACACCATTATCCATTTGCGGAGCATTAAAGTCATCTCGTATTCTATCTGATTCTACACCATTACCAAATGAGTAGCAGTTAAACCAACCTAGCTCAACTGGAAATTTCCAAACATTAGAGTCTAATTTATAAAAACCAACATTAGTATTTGTTTCAGTAAATAAATATTCTTGAGTGTTAACTATTGTACTAGTATCAATACCATTTCCTTCTTCATCTACAGGTTTCATAAAGCTAACAACCTTAGACATAGTTTGAGTTCCATCTGGATGATGAAATACTATATAAGAATTATTAGCTAATTGAATAGTAGCATTACCAACTGTAGTTGATCCAGTGTGTATGCCACTAGTTTGGTAATTTACAACTTCATCCGCTTGTGTTGATTTTATTCCTACTATAGAGTGTGTTTGTGTATAACCTATATGAGACACAAAGTGATTTGTATTATCTAAGTTAACGTTTATATAACCAGGGTTTTCAGATGAATCATAAGCTTTTAAAGATATTTTAGAACCATAAGGAGCAAAGTTAGATGTATTTTCACTGTTTAGTCTAGTTGGTATAGCATTAGATGCTTCATAATAAATATCCAAGTCAACATTTTCTTTTGGTTCTGTTTCCCAAATAGCAGCATCAGACACTGGAATAACTGGTTCACCTCCTCCAGTATCTTTTCTAATAAAAGCTATTCTAAATGCCTCTCTACCATCATGACAAACAGCTCCTCTTGGATCCCAAATACCAGTATCAATACCTTCATCACCATTACCAGTTAATCCTAATGAATTAATAGAGGTGTCCGTATCCTCACTCCATTTTCTAAACTCTATTCTTATACCATATCTTCTACAGTATAGAGGATATATTTGTAAATCACTATCACCACCATTACCGTATATAGTTCCACATGGTTGACAGCTAGTTTTTTTAGTCATGGCTTCATGTGGATCATCTCCATCGATATCTACACCGCCAATCCACGGGGGAAAACCATCGTAGCCGCTTTGATAAGTATCTGTACCATTATGATGAAATGGAGTTTTATTTATCCACCAAAGTATATTTTGATGTGAAAATTCCCCGTAATTTATTCCATGAGGATCTTCATAATGAAAAACAAAATGATCATTATCTTCACCACTTGGAGCATTACCCCAGTAATTGTGATCTGTCCAATCACCATATAAAGAATCTTTAACTTCATTGTAATTGTAAGACTCATATCTTTCAGCTTCTGTACTTTTAGAAACAACTTTATAAATGCAATCTTCAGGGTCATTTTTAAATCTAAATAAAGTACCCTTTGTAGTCATTCTTTTCTTAAAATCATACTCAGCATCTCCAGGTTCACCCCAACCACTACTAGCCCAATACGATGGATCTATTGTGGTTCTCATATCTACTATAGCAAACGCAATTCTACCTAAATGACCAGTACTTAGTGTGTCTGTAAAATTATCTCCACTTAAAACACCTTGATCAATTCCTGATGGTTTATAAAAATGTCCACTAACTTTATTTTCTTCAGTCCACCAAGTAGCGCCTAAAGAATTCCAGCCACTAGCGTTTGGAAAAGCAACGTTTGTTTCATCCTCTATGCAGTTACCGTCTTCATCAAAACCGTTTTCACATATAAGACCTGATCCATTTAGTTCTGTAAATCTAGTTCTAACAGAATCTATAAATACTTTTGTTTCTAAATGAAAACTAGATGTTTCTACCCACCATTTCCAAAAATCTCTAGTTTCTCTAGCTCTATTTAATATTGCTGTGTTTCCAATTGGATTGGTAGCATCACCTTCCCATGGTCCAACTTCATTTATTTTGCCTCTACTATTAAGCCACGTATCACCTGGATTTCCATCTATGTTTTTAGCATTATCAATAGCGTCATGATCAGCGCAACCAAGAGCCATGTATTCTGAATCATAGGAAAAACATCCAGAGTTTTTATATGCAGAAGTGCTACTATTATAGCTACCTGCACTAGTTCCATCTGATTCGTCGTCGGCTTCTAATAATGGAAAATTACTAGAAGAATAAGTTGTACTAGCTGTACCAGTTTTTCTATCAAAAAAATGATCACCTTCACCATGACTACCTCCACAGTCAAAATCATCCTGCCATAGTGTATTACCATTTGACATGGTTAATGACGTAATGCTAGCCATGTTTAAATTTTCACCACTATCACCATTAGCTGGCACAGAAGTTGTATCAAACCATCTATAATCTTTTCTAGCCATGTAATCTATATTCGTATCTGCTATTGGACCATTAGCATAAGGACCTGATGTTGCAGATGGATTATATTGTTGATTATCAATATAAGCTAGTGGAAAACTTTCATATTCAACCCATTCTTCTGTTCCTGCTTCAAATTGTAAAACTTTAGAATCTAATATATCATCTCTTTCTATTTTTACAAAAAACTTACCGTCAAATTCAGGAGAATTTTTAAATACTAATTCTCTAAATTCAAGAAAGTAAGTCATGTTAGATAGTTCAGTTCCAGAACCAGAACCAAGATTAGCAACATGTTGAGCGTACATATTAGCCGCTTCACCAAAAGGATTTTTCCAAGATACTCTACAGTTACCGTCTGAATCCGTAACGTGATATGTTACTGATTGAAAATTATTACTAACTAAAGTAACACCACCAGCTGAAGCTGTAACCCTAACTTGAAGATCACCTTGACTTTCATCGTATTCACTTAAAAAGTCATTCCAAAATGCAGCTTCTATAGTTATTTCTGTTCCATCCATTAAAATGTCCGGTGGGTTAGAGTTTTCTACTCCACTTACAACGTCACTAAACATCCATTCAAAAGAACCTGGTCCTAATTCAACGCTACCCATAGGTCGTGGATCTGCTTTTATAAATTCAGGCGCTTGGTTTTCTATAGCCAATATTTTATATCTAGCTCTTTCTTCAACGGGAGTTGGATTTCCATGTTCATTTTTTAATATTAAATACGTTTCTATATCTAACTTGTTTCTATCAGCTGATATAAAAGACAACCATATGTTACCATCTTCAGCAAAGTACCAGCGATCCATAACTAAATTATAATATTCGCTAGACGTTTCTTTAACATAATATTTTACGTATGATATCCAATCATCTGGTCCTTGTTCACTACCAGGCCAGTCTTGTGTTAATTGAAAACGATTACTCATATGAGCTAATCTTTTTTCTACGTTTATACTCCCGTCTTTATAAACAAACTCCCCAGTAGAAGCATTGTCAACTAAATAACCTGGAGCTAATACTGGTGTTTCTCTACCATACTTATCTCCAAATACTAAACCAAATTTATATTCTCTAATACTTTTTACAGATTTTTGAGGTGATGTTTCTGTTGGTTGAGGAGTAAAAGTAGTATTATCACTTTTTAAATTTTGTATTAAAGCTAATTCATTTGTTATTTCATATCCTTGCTCATAGTTTGCGTAAACAAGTCTATTGGCAGCTATCTCTTGTCCTAACGCTAGCTTAGGCACATTGTCCCAAGATCTTAATAATTGACTAGATGGAAGAGCCTTATGAATCATTTCCGATGTTATAGATATTTCACCAAACATAGGACTACCATCGCTATACGTGTCATTATTAGTAGCATCTGGAGATGATGTTGTGAATTTTTTCCATTCATTATCTCTACCTCTTGTTATGGTTTTTACAACATAACAGTTAGGTGAGTCTGTTGTTTTATATAGTATATCAACAGCCACTATATCAGCTCCTCTAGTTCTTTGATTTGGTATAAAATCTCTTATAACTAAACTTCTTAAAGTGTTTGTCATACCTAGGTTATAACCCTTTTTATGATCATAATCAAAAGCTCCAGGTAGAAAAGCTAATTCAGACCAAGGACCAAAGCTAGAATATTCACCATCTTCATACTTATATCTTAAACCAAACCTACCCATCTTTAATTCAAACAATGGTTTTTTCTGTTCTAAACTAATAGTCCAGTAACCGTAAAAATCATTTTCACTTGGATTTGGAGCTACCAATAAACCATTGAAAGTCATTATTGTCATCGTAATAGCTGTTTCGCCATCATTTGTACAACCTTCGATTGTTTCACCATTTTCATCTAAACAATCTATTACATTAACTTCATCAACACTAGCTGTTAAAAAAACGCCATCTGATTGTTTAAATTTTATAATATCATCTGGTTGTAAGTTTAGTGTTTTTAAAATATCAGGCGTACTATTATCATTATCTGTTACAGTCACTTGATCACCAACAGCTGGTCCTTCTCCACTATTGTAAGTTGAAAAATCAAAAAAGAAATCTAATATTTGAATGTTTTCAGAATCTCTATCTGTTTGCTTCATAACTAACGTTGGCGCCATTAGCGGAGCTTCTCTCAATACTGTAACGTGTTCTTCTCTTATATCATTGTTTATTGAAGGAGCTAACGAAAGTTCTAGATCAGGAGTAAAGTCAAGTAAATTACTATCATCTATTGGGTCTTGTAATTTTAATTGAGTGTGATTAGTCCAATCTGAATCAGCTAGAGTATCACCAGCAATAGAACCTTCTTTACATTTTCTTATGTTTATTCTTTTAGGCTCAGTTCCAGTCATTTCTCCATTTATTATCTTAGCATCTGTCCAAAATAATAAATCATCAATAATATTTAATCCTGTAATCTTTATATCATTTCTAAAATTTAAAACTCTATCAGGATGTCTAAATGTAAAAAAACTAATAGTATCCCAATCAACTGGAGATTGAGTTGAATAAACAGTAATTAAATTGTTATCAGTATCTATGTTTTGTATTTCAACAGGATTAAAAGTGTCTTCATCTAAAGCGCTAAACATTTCTTCACCGTTAGAATCATAAGCTTGAACAAGCATACCAATTCTATAATCTGTAACATCATTAACGTAAAACGACTGCCAACTAGAAGAAGTGTTAGTTGTTTGATATAGAACACCTGGCGAAGTAGATGTACCTTGAGCTACATCTATAATACCCCACTTATCTACTACAACAGGCAATGAAGTTGGATCATCAGTACCAGTTTTAGTATCAATCTCAATAATAGTATCTATGAATTTTTTTTTGCTAGTAATAAGACTCGCATCACTAAGCATGGTGTCCCAGTTAGGACTTGATAAAAAGAAATAAGCTTTATTGTCTTTTTCATTAGCTATACTAGCTATCATTTTAGACTCATTGTTATCACTAGAGTATGATGATTCGTAATAAGCTCCTTCTTTTATATATTTATTACCTTGAATATTTTGAATGGCACCAGCATTACCAGAATCACCATCGGCACTAGTGGTTCTAACCTGTATATTCATCGCATCCCTATATTCACCGTTTGGAACAATTCTTTCATCGAAATCTTTGTTCATTTTACCGGCAGAAAAATCGTGTTTTATTTCTGGCATAATATTATTTTATTTGTTTACCCATACCTTTTAATACCTGAGTAAATTCTTCCATCTTAATATTGGATAATCTAATTTTTGCTTTTCTAGTTTCAGCAAATCTTTCTCTTTTAAATCTCAAAACAATTTGTTCAGGTATATTAGTTCTGCAAGATAATATTCCGTAAGCTATCCATTTATAACAAGCTTCTTCAGCAAACTTATGTACAACCATTTCCTCGTCTGTACCTAAACCATCACTAACGTATTTCAATGTTACAGTTTGACCTGACAAAACAGAACTAAAATGTATAAAACCTCTTTGATCGTCAATGTAAAAAGATCCATTTGCTTGCGCATGTTGAGGATCTAGTCCGTATCTTCTACCTCTACTATCTGTTTCTACGTCTGTTGAATCGTCACTATAGACATTTGGATTTGGAGTTTGATTCTGATAGTTACTCCAAGTGTCACTAGGATCTTGTTCGTTTAAAGTATCTAATACAGCGTCGCTATCAGTATCTGAAAAATTATAATTACCATCATCATCTTGCTCTATAGCAAATGGATTGGATGTCTTACCTGTTGGATACAAAACTCTTTCAATACCATTACTATCAACTCTAACTAACTTAACATAATTAACGTAATCTTGAGGAAGTATCATTTTTAAAGTATTAGATACTTCTATTTCTTGAGATTTAACAGAACGTAAAACATCATAAGACAATTCTTGTATAGCCCTCATAGCGTGAAACTGTACGTCTGTTCTATTTATTTTTGTAATTAATTTATTTTCTCCAACATAAGATATTATAAATCCATTTATTATATTATCTAAAGTAGTAAATTGATAATTACCGTAACTACTAGGATCGTTGTAATATGCGTATTGTGTTGTGTTATCTAATAGTCCCATAATTAATCATTTTGTGATTGTTTAATACCAGCTCCATCTGACGCAGCTATTTGAACTAACTCCATTTTTTCAACAGCTACTCCAGATAATTGCAATATTCTAGTTACTAATACCTCTTCTTCAGAGTCATGTAGCTCAAAATTAACGCTTAAACTAGCGTTGTATAGGGCTTTTCCTCTAACAACAACATAAGCCCAACTAGGTGCTGTAGGTTTTTTATAATAATAAAGAGTATAAGTTGTACTTAATGTAGGTGTTGGATAAACTTGTATTTGGTTAGATTCTCTTCTTACATAAACAGATCTTGATTTAGTAGCTTTAGTAAGAGGATTACTTTCTGTGTATAATATTTCTTTTTCACTAATTTCTGATACTTCACCTTCAGGCCTACTAAAATTATCTATATAATATAAATCCTTAGGTAGAGTTATTAAACTATCATATATACCGGTAGTAGCATCGGCAGTTGGTGTAAATGTTGTGGATTTTTTAAAAGGTTGAAGTTTTTCTGACAACATATCCATTTCATCAGCATGAGTCATATCTGTTTCAAGCTTATGATAAGCTGTTTTTAAATCATGGAAGTAACTGTCAAATATTTCTTTTTGAGCTTTATTAGCAAATAAACTAAACTCTTGAGGAGTTATATAACCCCTTTGCTCTTTATTAGCTATAGCTAAAACTTTTTGATATACGTCATCTATAATTATTGCCATTATTATTTTTGTTTATATGGAAACTGTTTATTTAACCAAGCTTTACGCTTATTACAACCACAGTCTTTATAACCCATAGCGTTCATCGCTATATCAGTTAAAGACTTTATACCAGTGCCTCTAGTTATTTTTTCTACAGTATCCCCTAGTCCCTTTGATTGTTTCATAATATAATATATTTTACTATAATATAGTTACATAATAAAGTGAAAGATTAGCATTTAAATAAAAATAGCCACCCGTAATGAGTGGCTATTAATATTAGTTAAAAGATATTAATTTAATCTTTTTTCTATATTTTGATATATTTCCATACCTTCGTCAGTTTTAAACCAAGCGGCTAACGCTGAATATGGATGTTCATCAAAAGGAACTGTCATTAATTTTCTATCATTAGTTCCCCAACGAAAAGTTCTTTGATCTTGAGACAGTTTTATTATTCCCATTTCAGTTGCTTTAATACCAAAGTTTCTAAGCTGAACATTACCATCGTTAACAAGCTCTAAGAATAATACAGGATTCTTTTTAGCGTATAATAATAAATCTCGTTTAAGTTCTTTAGAACTCATCTCTGATACTTTAGAACCAACTTCAACTCTCATCACAGCTTCAGCCATATCTATATCTAGATCTTGAGCTGCGTTTAATGCTTCTATTTCTACTTCTAATAAATCTATTTCACTAGCAGCTTCTTGCTGATAATCTTTTTCGTGAAACTTTCTATTTCTATCTGGGTGATATAAAGATAATATTTTTTGTAAAACAACTTTATTTTTAGGAACGTGTAAAACTCCATTTCTGAATACAACATGCTCTAATCTTTGATCGCCTTTCATTTCATCAACAAATGGTGTTCTTTGATTAGATGTAATTTTTAATTCTCTTTCGTATCCCTTTTCTTCATCAAACCAGTATATATTTGAAGACCTAATACTACAACTTAGAGGAGTTAAATTACCTCGTAAATAATATTGTCTATCTTTTACTTCCCAAGTATCTTTATTTTTTGTTAAAGATTTTTCTTTAGTAACTACTTTTGGTTGTTCAACAACAACCGTTTCTTCAACTATAGGTTCTTCTATAGTTTCTTTTTTTTTCTTTGTCATAATATAATATAATAAAAATTAATAAAAAATAGAGGCAGCACTAAGCTGCCCCTATATTTAAATAGTGATTAGTTTAATAACATAAAGTTATTAGCACCTTGAACAACTAAACATCTTTCAGATAAATAATGAACATTCATCGAATCAATATCAGTTGTAGCAGCGCCACCAACTGAACCAGTAATCCATGTTTTCATTTTTCTGTTTTCAGTTTGACCTGCTCTATATCTAACGTGTAAGAAAGGTCTTTTAAGATTCTTTCCTAGTTGTTGATCATATACAGTACTAACGCCAGCTGGTATCATAACACCTCTAATTGCCGATGAAGATTCAACAGCGCCACCTCTTGTAGCTTTGTCATTTAAGTATTTCCAGTCAGATTTGTAGAAGTCATAAGAACCTCTTCTAAATCCTGAGAAACCTAAGTTTAACGCCATATCTTCGTCGTTGTCAAACACTCCGTAAGAAGTACCTCCAGCTCCGTAAGAATTCATTGAAGCAAGCATGTCATCGATTGCAAGAGCAGTTGCTCTGTTAATAAACATCATATTTTCTTCAATTGCACCTTGTTTATCAAACTCAGCTAAAATAGCATCAAACTCTGCTAAATCAGTAGCAGCGTTAACACCAGTTATACCAGAACTTAAATTACCTCTATCTTCGATAGCAGCAAATAAACCTTCAGTACCTGGATCAGTATTAGCGATAGTTCCAGCACCTCCATCGTAAACTGAGTCATCATGAATTGTAGAAGCCGCTAAAGCTCTAACTGATTCAACCATTGACATCTCTACGTAGTCAGTAAAACGAGATCTAGTATCGCCTTCTGCTTTTAAGTACCATAAGTATCCACCTTGACCATCTTCACCAGAGATTTCAACCCAACCAATTTGAGAAGTATCAGATCCATTGATTTGATAAAAATCTTTTAATATAATTGGTTTGTTTGTAAAACTCTTGTGAACAGGTTTGTTAGAACTTGTTTGTCCAGCAGTACCTTTAGCAAATTCAGATCCATATACCATTACAGTACAAGAACCATCTGTAAGGGAACCTGCCGCTGCGTCTGACATAAGAGCTGCTTTGTAAGGTAAAGCTACAATAGTAGCTGCACCTGCTGTACGAGTTTTAACATAACACTGTGTAGTTGCGCCATCACGAGAGCTTGATACTAATATAGTATCACCAACTCTAATACCGTGAGAAGCACCACCAGTATTACCATCTAAATCAGTACCGATAGTAATTTCGTTAGCTGATACATCTAATGTACCGTTATAGCTTAAGTGTAATCTTCCTTGTTCTGACCATATTACTTGGTCTGAGGTCATAGCCTCTTCTGCTCCGACTTGAGATAAAAAACCTGAGATTGTTCTGTTACCAAACACCTCAGCTTCTTGCTCCATTAAGTCAGGCAAATATTGTTGCGCCCAACCTTCTGTACCAGATGCCGTAAAGTCAATATAATTACTAACTAACGTCATTTGAGTAGAAGTTGCAACACTGTTTAAATTTGTTCCTGCAGTAATTGCCATAATAAATTTTTTTTAAATATTTTTAATTCTTTTTTCTAATTTTAAAAGATCTATTTTTAATATCAGAAGAAGTATCACCTAAAACCCTATACTTAACGCCCCCAACGTTAACTTCGCCGTGTGTTTTTCTAGGTTCTAAATTAATATTTTTATCTTTCGCTACTCTATCTTTAATAGCATCTGCTTTACCTTGTTCATAAAAATGATTAGCAACAGCATCTGCATTCATAGCTGTAAACAATGACTTGTGATAACCTTTAGCATCGCTTATTGATGAATCTTCACCAACAAACTTATTAATAAAATTATTAATATCACTTTGAGTTGTCTTAACACTATCCACGTCTTTAACATTGAACCTATATTTTTTTTCTCCAACTTGATAATCAAAACCTTTGAAATCTTTGTTGAAAACATTATCTGTTCTTTGTTGAAATTTCTTCTTATTAGCTTCAAATAATTTCTCCTGATTTTTAGAATCTTTATTATATCTATCAAAGAAATCAATAGCTTTTTGTTGTTCTTGAGTCAACTTTGACCCAGCTTTAATATCTTGATAGTACTTAGACTTTTGCCCGTCTAAATAGGCTTTAGCCTCGGCAACTTGCTCTTTGAGGGCTATTTTCTTTTTACGTATATCTTTCGGATCATCTTCTTCTTCATTATAACCAAAAGATTCTTCTAGTAAAAATGCTCTTTCTTCTGCGGTTAAATGAGATTTAGTTGTTCTATAATATTCGTCTAATATATCAGAGTTATCCATCTTGGATACGTCTCTATTTAAATTTACGTAGTCATTTATATCACCACCTGTTTCTTCCATGAAGTCTACAAGTTTTTGTACACTTTCAGGTAGTGGTTTTCCAGTTACTTCTGCTTCAGCTACAGCTTCTTCTATTTTTTCTTCAACTTCTTCAACGTTTTCTTCTGTAATTTCCTCGTCTGTAACTTCCTCTAGAATAGGTGTTTTTTCCTCAACAACCTCTTCTTTAGTAGTATCTGATTCTTCATTGACTACGACCACCTCTTTTTCTTCAGCGGGTTGTTGCTCAACCTCTTCGCTTTTTTTAGTTGGTGGTTTACTTAAATCTACTTTAACAACGCTATCGTCTTCAGCGCTATCAAATTTAGATTTATCTATTTTTTCTTCATTTTGTTTTTCAGTAGTTTCTTCAACTACTTCTTTATTTTCTTCTGCCATAATAAAATTTTATAAAATATTAAATAATAGGGTATTAAAACTTATCAATACCTGCTCCTCCCGTAATTATATCATTACCTGAAGATTCAAATCTTTTAACAGATTCACCCCCTTTTCTTTGCTGTATCATATCTTTTTGGTGAGCCGCTTGTCTGTCAACTCTTTGATCTTTTCTATCTTCCCTCATAAACTCTCTTATATTAAAATTCTCCGCTTCAGCGGCTTTTAATCTAGAGTTTAATTCAAACTCAAAAGCCATTAGTTCTTTTTTAACTTGCGCTTCTTGTTGTAAATATTGAATCTTTAATTCATTTCTTCTAGTTTCTAATTCAGTTTCAGATTCTGTTTTAGATTTGTTTTTCTCCATTTCAGCTTGAGCTGCAGCTTGAGTTGTTTGAGAGTTAGCGTCAGCTTGAGCCTGCATGTTTTGTTTTTGCAGTAATTGATCTCTTTCTAATTTCTTTCTTCTTTTAACTTTTAACAATTGATTTGCTAGTTTTAAATTTCTTATTTCACGTAAATCAATAGCATCATCCAAGTCTATCATTTGTTGTCCTAATGCTACCTGTATGTTGTTTTCTAATATTTGTTTTTCTTCTTCATCTGGTAGTAATTCTATAAATATACCAAAATCATACAAATGCAACTCTGATATTTCGTTTAATGTAGCAACATTATGAGCACCTATAGCTTGTATAAAAGCTTCTTTAGTAGGTGAGTACTCCACTATATCGGCTATTCTTAAAGACAAACATTCTGCGGCTTCAGCGGTTAGATATAACATAGATTGTAGTATATGCCTTGTTGCTGTATTTGAATTAGCAGCAGCTAGTTTTTGAACTCCAACCAAAGCGTTACGATCTGGTGTACTAGCATCTCTAGCTTCGTTCAACCCGGTAACATCTCTTATCATTTGTAAATAGTAATTATAAGTTGTAATTAAACTTTGTAATTTATTACCACCTGCACCATTTTGTATTTGCTGTATAGGTATTTTACCTGGATTGGGATCTCCTTCAGACGTGAAGCTTCTACCAATAACACTACCAGTTTGGAAGAACATATTTAAAGCTTCCTGTGGATTGTAGTTTGTTCCATTACCTAAATCTATTTCAGCTAAACCATCAGCATCTAAATAAACACCATCTGGAACCATTCTTGACATTACCTGCTGTAACTTGAGATGAGTTAATTGAATCATGTCAGCAAAACCAGTTATTCTACCAACTAAGGATTCTATTTTTCCTTCATATATTCTTGGAGCTACTATTTGGTAGTTCATTTTAACCCTGCTAAAATCAGACTGAGATCTCATCATATTTGGTTGCATTCTCCATCTTAATAACTTATTAGAACCTAAAACGTAAACTCCCTCGTATAAACATTCAACCACTCTTTCTAGTTTGCTAAAATCTCCATCCATGTCTTGAGGTGGATTAAAGCTATCGTCTTTTTCAATAATTTTTTCACCACCAGAACCCATCTTTTTTAATTTATATACATTGTTCATGTGTGTTTTATAATTAAAATATAAAACGTGGACCTTGTTTTTGTCTCTAGTTGGAGTGTGTTTTAGTGGATCGCTAGACTTATCTGTTATTTGTTTTATTTCTTCTTCAGTTAAATCTGGAAACTCTTTTACCAATTCGTTTATAGGAAGTTCTTTTACTTCACCAACGTAATATAAGTCGTCAAAATAAGGTGAATCAGTATAAGAGTATACTAGGTTTACTGGATCGACATATTCAACTTTAGCTCCTTCGCTAAAATCAAAAGTTGTTTTAGTAGCACCAATACCTATTGTAGCTATGTCATACAACGCTCTTCTTCTTATAAGGTCGTAATTACTACCTTCCATTAAAACGTTTATAGCTTGTTCTTCAGCTAATTCAACAGCTTGCTTATAATTAAGTTGCATGTGAAGTTTTAATTCCTCCTCGGAATCAGGTAGTGTTTTAGGATCATTCTCGTAAAGATCCATATTAAATTGTTGTCTAGCTAAGTCAGTATATTCTCTAGAACGCATATCTCTAAGAATAGACTCCATGAATTCAGTTCTCTTACTAACACCGTATTCGTCTTGTGAAAAACAGTTTATCTCATAAGATCTTTGTGCCATTCCATTAACTACTATATCTACAAATTTAGGAATAATTGGCACCGGTTTCCAATCTAAGTTTAAATAAGATAAATCACCATTTATAGATAATTCATTCTTATATTTTTGAACAGATTGTTCACCTCTAGCATACAATCTTAATTTTCTAAAAGTATTTATATTTCCTTCGAACTTTTTGTTGTTTCCAGAAAACCATTCTTGTCTTATAGCTTTAGCTACTTTTAAACCGTATTCTTCGCTGAGTTTTTCAGCGTCACTAACAGCCTGAGATGGAAAATTTACCCAAGTATCTATCATGCTTTTTGTTTTATTATTGTTGATTGAAATCCTTTGTTGTTATATTTAGCTACAGTTAAACTAACTGGCTTTTTGTTTTTATCTGGATTAGGTCTATATAAATGTCTATTGCAGGCCATTATTGCTAAACCAGAACTTATGGAAGCGTCATGTTTTGTTCTTCTTGTTATGTCGAACTTAGACCAATCATTTAAAGTATTATTAAAGTACATATTACCGTAAATTCCATCCTCTATTAATCCTACGTGGTCATTGATATACATTTCTATTGCAGCTGCATGAGCTTGTTTTATATCCTCACTTGAGTTAGGTATTCCACCAATCTCTTTTTCTGAAACAGATAGTTTATTCCATACCTTATCTGGTCTATTCATGCTAAAACCTCTATATCCTCTTCTTCTTAAATGGTATAATAGTCTAGGCTTGTTATTTTCTGCGAGTATTGGCATTCCGTAAAATACTAATGCCATCAAAACGTCTTCAAAAAATATATCGGCTGTTTGTGGTCTTGCTATATATTCTAAAAAGAAAGTATTAGCTGGAGCGTCTTCCATGGAAAACTTAGTTAATCCATGTAGCGCACCTTTTGATCCAGTACCGTCAACTGTTCCTGATATATCATATGAGTCACAACCAAAAGCTCCCATGTGTTCATTACCTGGATGTTTTATTCCGTTTTTAATTATAACGTTATTCTGTAAGTTTCCGTTTGGAACCCAACTTACTTTAAATCTTCCATTTTGATCTGGATTAAATATTACTTTAGTATCTTTAACCCCATTAGACCACTGAAAATTCCCTGGTGTTATTATAGACGAATTTTTATTTCCTTCATTGTAGTCTATTTGCTCGTATATTTTTATAAGATTAAATAAACTATTTTTAGTTTCGTCTCTAAATGCGTGTTCTTCTGTTCTAGGAAACTGACGATAAAACTCATTTAAAGCATCTTGGTCTTCCTTTAAACCTTCAGCTTCATTATCCCAGTGATCTATAACACCACAATCTATCTCTACTCCGTGTGGATCAAATGTTTGTTTTTTAGGAGTACTGAATACAGGTTGTCCGTATTCATCAATGAACCCTTCGTAATTCCATTCCATAGGAATAAACAAAGAATATAATCCCGACTTAGTTTGTCCATTTCTATTTCGCTTAGTAACATCTGAGTCATTATATAAATTTTTAAAATTATCTCCTCCTTTATCTAATGCGTTGGAAGTTGATCCCATCATGCACTTACCTATAATTCTACTACCTAGTCGTAAACAAGTTTTTGTAACTCTCCAGTTATTTTTTATGTTATCAGGTCTCTCCCATTTACCAGACTCATCGTGTACTAATAAAGAAAGTTTTTCACCGTCATAACTATTATCACCCGTATTCTTCCAGTCTATAGTTGTATCTAATCCTTCTATATCGTCCTGTTCTTCACGTTCCCTCATTTTTTTACGAGTAAATTTTTTAGCAGGTACCCTGTAAGCGAGCTCGGACTTTGGTCGGTCCATACCGTCTTGTATTGGTTTAAAGAAGAATGGATAATTTAAACTTATAGGTACTACTTTGTCTGTAAACATCTTTTTTGCATCAGCACCTGTTTTAGATAATATACCGAATCTACTATCACTCGCTAATGTTGCCTGATTAACTGTTTCAGCAGAACTCATAAAAGAAAAACCAGAACGTCTGTTTTTTAAATAACACATTCCATAACTTCTTCTATCAGCTTTACAAGCCTCCCAAAATATAAAGAACAATCTATTAGCTTCTCTATAATCTGGAGCACCAACATCAATCTTACTCCACTGTAAGTACATATAGTGTGTACCTGTTATATACGTTGGTTTACCGTTGTTCATAAACCAAAACCCCTCTTCTCTTCTTCTAAACTCCTCGTCTATATATCCATAATGTTTTTCTTTAAAATCATCTGGGTATTCTTGCCAATCAAATACAGTTTTAATTCTTTTAAAATCAGGATTAGCTGGAAACTGTTTCCATTTTTGCTCTTCCTTGTTTTTACCACAAGAGTAAACTTCTTTAGGTTCTTTTGGTAAAGCTATTTTTAAACCCTGTATATCAAGTACTTCACCTATCATACCTGTTTTTGATATTACAACTACATCATTCTCCTTATTGTAACCATACTCCCATTTTTTAGACTTATTAAGTCTCTTAATGGTGTTTAATTTTATAGGTTCTATAACCTTGTATAATGTTTGTTCGTACATTATTTTGATCTTCCTTCTGCAAATCCTTTAAAAGCTGTTTTCTTTTCTTCCTCAATTGGTTTACCTTCGAGCATTGCCTCTTCTTCGTGGATTCTGTTTAATATTTCAAACGCGTCGAATATAGCTAATTTCTTTGTAGCTGCTGCGTTTTTTAATCTATCAGCTGATATATCCTCATCTGAATCAACTATTTCTTCTCTAGCAACTTTAATTAATTCCTCAACCGCTTTGTGCCCAGCTTGGATTATATTCTTCTTCGTTTCCTTGATATTCATATTTAATTGTAATAAATTTATTTAAAACTCTATATAGTCTTTCTCCTTCAATCACAAACTCATACTCACTATTTGGAGTAAAACCAACCAACTCTTCTTTATTATACGTACCATCAGAGTATTTTATAATACCAACTAGTGGTTTCTCAATATCTAGATTTAACTTATAATGATGTGGATTTGTTGATTTTATTGGTTTAACAAAACTATAACCAGGCATAGCTTTTTGGTTGTATAAAAATATTTGATCTTGAGTAACAAAGTATTTATTTTCTTTCCAATAAGATCTACTATTTTGTTCTTTACCTTTTAAGTCGTGCCATCTTCTAAATACGTTGTGATGAACTATCACCTCATCACCAACATTAATGGGTGATTGGAATAATATTGGAGTAGCGATTACTATTGCTTTCCTATTCACGTATTGATGATTAAACATCTCTGTGTTAAGTATTAATTCTTTATCTTCAATTTTTTTAGAATTATTATAACGATTACCTATTGGTGATATTACAAAGTCTTTATAAGCTTTCATTAGTATTCTAAGTTATACTCAACTGATATAGCCATATTTTTATTAAAATCCTTCCAAGGTATAACATTCTTTTCTTTCTTTATATAAATGCAGTATTTATCCTCTTCTTCAATTATATCACAAATAGTATGACCTCCATACACCTCTTGCTCTACAGAGTAATGCATGGAGTCATTTTTATAATCTTTACCAATAGTTATTTTCCTAATGATATTATTTTTCATTTTTATCTTCTTTTGGCCAATTTATAGTGCCATCATTTATATTTATATCAAAAGTACCGTATTCTTTTGTCATTTTATCTTGTAACAAAGATATATTGTCGTTTAGTATAGCTAAGTCATGAAGTAATCTATGTTTTTGACCTTCTATTTTACCTACGTTAAATTGAACTGTATTAACTTTATTAACAACATCTTGTAACTCTTTTAAATGTTCTTCAGATATTTTTTCGGTTTTACCGTGAACATATTTTATTTGTTCTTTTGTTATTTCTTTTTCTTTTGTTTTTGCCATTTTATTTAATTTTATTTAATTATTAACTCCAGTGTTTACCGCAAGAGCAGTAATACACATTATTAAAAGACCCAACTTCATCGTCGGCACTATCTAGATCGTGACTTCCTAATACTTTAAGTAAGTTGTTATCTAAATCTACTATGCTATAATCATTTTCTCTGCAAATATACTTCGCTTCTTGCATAGTTCCATTTTTACATTTTTCACATTTAGTCATGTTTGCTTTTTTAAAGTGCGTATATATCTATACTATCTATTGCGATATCTTGTTTGTAAAACTCAGTTGGAGTCGTAGTGCTAAAAAGAAAGTGAACGTATACCGCACTTTCACCGCAAGCCCCGCTTATATCAGCAGTGGCTTTAATCCATCTGTTATTAGTTGTATTTGATGCGTCTGAATGCCCAGATGTTTGGACTTGTCCGTCACTACCTACTCTTTTAGTTGTAACAACCGCTGGAGATATAGGGTTGGTGTAAACAATATCTGCTCCACCGGCTGTATCACTAGTAAAACCCAAACCAGTTCCTGCTTCAGAGGCTGAAGACGCAGAGGTTTGAGACGTTGTAGCAGCTAAACCTAATCCACGACCTGTACTCCCATAACCAAAAGCTGCTCCATAAGCGTGGAAAAAAAATTCAACTCTACATTCTGTGTAATTACTAAGATCTATTGATGGTAAAGTAAATAACTGTCTATATATAAGTGAGTTACTTGCTCCACCAGTGCTAGATTCGTAAAACAAATACCTATGATCACTGCTATCATTAGCATTTCCACTAGCATCAGACAAACCTCCTCTTGGGCCTGTAGCAGAAGAACTAGTATTATCGTAAGTGAAAACCCAACCTTTCTGAGAAGCTATACTACTATCAGTAGTTCCGGCATATACGGTTTTAGTGGGACTTCCACTTATAGATATATTTACTCCACTTGGTTGAAATCCTTCGCCTCTTTTTGAAGAAGCACCGGTATTAACAGTGAAACCAGAGTCAAAATTTTCAGAGTATATTAACTCTTCTCCTAAAACAGTTGAACAATGTATACCGCTTGATAGTCCTAACATTATATACCAAAGTAACAAATTATTCTACCACTAGCTATTTTAGCTTGATTCCACCTACCGTATATCGTAAGACCCTTAGGTATTTCATCTGAAGCGTCCATTATTGCTCCACCATGACCCTGAGTGTCTTGCAGGGATTCAAAAGCGTTTGCTTCATAAAACGAAAGCACACCTTGTGTAGCCATATCACCACTAGCTATATCACCAGCATGATCTACAGCTACTGTTGGATTATTTCTTCTAGCTATAACTAATGCTTCCGCTGTTGACGTACCATCATAGCTTTTGACTATATAAGGATTTTTTATATCTCTTGGACACATTATGTGGTTTTCTATTATCATACCTGGCTTTATCCTAGCGTCAGCCGCTGACAAGGTTATTTCTCCCGTATCGTGATCAACATTACCATTATTATTATGACCTTTAAAAGTGTTGTTATTTAATGCGTGTATTGGACCACTTATATGAGAACCATTCTCTGTATTTATAAACTTAGAACGATATCCACCAGCATCTATTAGCGTACCACTCTCGTCATCATCAGCAACTAAACCACCTATAGCATTAAATGTTGTGTTTGCTAAAGCTGTTATTGCTACTATTTTTAATCCTGGTGGTGGATAAATTGGATATACAGTACCATCTGTTATAGCACTACCAAATTGTCCAAAACCATAAGAAACTTCATTTGAAACTTGTTTTGCCATTTTATTATTACTTTTTATTTATTATTTTGTTGTTCATTCTTTTTTGACGATCCGCCGAAAAAGAAATCGACTACCGTGTTAACTTTAGCGCTCATAGCACCAAATATTGTTGAGACAAAACTTATCTCAAACTCACCCATGTCTATATCTCCTAATACGAAGTATCTAAACATCATGAAACTTAAACCGAAGTACGCGACTGTAAATAACGTTGCAAGTATTTTTTGAATAATTGCGTCGTCTTTGTACATATCTCTAGCGCTCTTTCTGTCTTCGACTTCTTTTTTAAAGGCTTCTGTCTCTGCATCGAGTAATAGTTTTCTAAGAGCAAGTTTTGCTTCATCTCTTTCTTTGTCTGTTGTAATAACTTTATCAAGTATTCCTTCTGCATTTTCTACTACTTTGCCGAATAAGCCACCTATAAATTTTCCTATCATCTTTCATTATCTTTTATCATATCATCGATAGACTTATTCATTACCTTATCGGTGTATGACTTGTTATTAAAAAACACACTCTTTTCTGATGTAGGTATATCTTCCTCTCCTAATAATATTCGATATATTCTACTAATTAAGTGTGAGCATTTAAAAGAGGTTTTGAATACAGAGTATTTGATGGTTGTTCTATTTCTATGTCTCCACGTTTCTATCCAACCATTCCTCTTTAATTTCTCCCAACGGTTCTTATCCCAGCTCATAGTATATGTTCCGTTGATAAATTCTTGACGCGTAAATCTTCCTTTACAATCTAAGTAAATAAGAAGTTCTAAATCTGCGTCAGTCAACCCGTAAGTTTTACAGGCCCATTTTCTAACGAGCCTGTAATACTTAAGGATTTGTAAATCACGTAAATCGTGACTTGTTAATCGCATTATGAATCAAGAGTAAATGCTACTCCAGTCATTTCAGCTGCGTTGTTACCAAAATATTTTTCATTAAATGCGTCAGCAAATTTAATCATCTTACCTTGGTTTCTTGGATCTGTTATAATATCAGCTAAAGCCTCACAGAGTTCCTTGTTTTTATTAGTACCGTGAGTAATTGTTATTTTATCAAAAGCTCCAGTATCTCCAGTTGTTGGTTTAAAAGTTAAATCAGTTGAGGTAGCGTTAACAGATACAACATTGCACAAGGTAGAAGCTGGTTTTACCACAGCTTGATGTGATAGAAATGGTTTTAAAAGTGTTAATTTAAAACCGTTTTCACCAGCATCTGAACTTTGTGTTATGCCGTAAACAGGATCTTGGTCTACAGTTCTAATTGTGAAGTCACCGTCACCAGTTCCTTCAGCATAAAGAATAGCATTAGGATGTACCTCAATATCAGCTTGGTCATCAGCTACAGTTCCATAATGAGTACCAAATAAATGTACATCACCAGAACCATCGTTATGAGCAGCATCTAAAGTCAACCTAGCCATACCAGCGTGCATAAAACCTTCACCATTTTGAGCCCTTGCTAGTGTTATTTCAGTAGAGGGCATGTTTAAAAAAGCAGCTCCATCAGCTATCGTAACCAACTGGTCAGCAGTTTGTGTTGATGCTACCATCGGATTAAAATCGTCCGAAAAATATAAATATACGTCGTTTATCATAATTGTTTAATTTTATAGAGTAATTGCACCTACGCTGGTGAAATGCTCAAGGTTAGTAAAATCAGTATCAACATCATCACCAATAACTATAACTCCGTTTTTAGGATTAGCAGTTAAAGCTTTATGTAAGCTTTCTAAAGCTTCAGTTGTCATTCCAGATGTAAAATTCATTACAACCGTTGAGGTGTCTAAAGCGTTATCAATCTTAGCAAAGTGCATAGTACAGCTACCATCTTGAGTTGGAAGTGTCCCCAAGTAACTTGATAATGGAAACATAACAGCATCAGTTGCAGTTGTTCTAAAAAGTATCATCTTATTCATTGTCTTATTTTTTTAAAAAGTTAATAACTACGCTGTTTGAATCAATACTGGATCACCTACTAATGTTCCTCCTGGATATGAGAAATAAACACCGTTTTGTGAATCAGCCATTGTTACAAAAGCTTTTTTAGAATTAATTACACCTGCGACCGCTATAGCTAAGTCTTTAAAATCACCAGAAAAATCAACTCTTATTGAATTTTCCTCTCCTCCTTCCCAATCTTGATTTTTGAAATAAAAATCTACTGTATCCGCATCAACTTGGTCTAAACCCAAAAATCTAGATGCTTTATACGCTCCAACACCGGTACCAGCATCTATGTCATCATCGGAAAAGAATAAAATAGTCTCGTTATTCATATTATTATTTTTTTGATTATTAATTAATTGATTTTGATTCTAAGTTTATTGTTTATGGTTTATAGTTTATGTATAATCTACTTTAATAGATATTACACGTTTTTACTAAATAGTAATTATTCCACCATAACTATATCTCTAGCTCTTATAACCTTATACATAACGTTGTTATAAGCTATATCATGGCCAGATACAGCATCATAATATATAGTATCTCCAGTTTTAACCATCTCTACAAGATTTCCAACAGATACTATATTCGCTTTTTTATATCGGTTTGTTTCATCTGTTTCATCTGTTAAAATCAGACCACCGACTTTCTTTGGTCCTTCTTTTATTATATCAATTATAACGTAATCATTAATTGCTTGCATTTTCTATTCTAATATTTGAAATTACACAATCTGCTGACATGACAGTTAAAGCTACACTTACAGCGTTTTTAAGTGCGGACTTGGTTACAAGCACTGGATCAATAATACCTTCATCAATCATTTTTACAAATTCTCCATTAACAACGTTACAACCATAACCTTCTTTTAAATTACTAGGATTCATCATGAGCCCAGCATTATCCATAATTGTTTCATATGGAGATGTTAAGGCTTTTGTCAATGCTTCACCACCTTTACTTGGTTTTACTTTTTGTGATGCGTTAAGGAGAGCGATACCACCACCTGGGACGATACCTTCTTTCAAGGCTGCTTTTGTAGCATAGATCGCATCCTCTATTCTATCTTTCTTTTCTTTAAGCTCAACTTTAGAGTTAGCTCCTACTTTAATTATACCCACGCTACCTGACAATGTAGCTAATCTTTGTTCTAGTTTTCTTTTAATGAAATCATCTTTTTCTTTAGCTAACTTACTATTTAACTCATCTATTCTATTTTCTATATCATCTGTCATTCCTTCTAGTGTTAAAACAGTTGTTTTGTCATCTGTTACGGATAATTCAGCTTCACCTAAATGCTCTGGTTTCATAAGATCTAAATCATCACCTAACTCTTCATTAAGCACTGTTGCACCAGTTAATATAGCTAAATCTTCGGTTGCATCTTTTTTAGTAGGACCAAAACCTGGTAAATCAATAATATTAATTTTAATATTACCTTTAACTTTGTTCATCATTAATGCTGATTTAACAGTTTGAGCAACTGGAGCTATAACCAATAAAGATCTGTTATTCTTTATAACATGTTCTAATATAGATTGTATTTTACGTATATTAGGTATTTCAGAAGAACATATAAGTATCAATGGATTTTCTAACTCACACACGTGTTTATCTGTATTAGTAATAAAATGCGGAGAAGTTAGACCGCATTCAACCTGAACCCCGTCAACTATATCCACGTATGTTTCATCTGACTCGCTACTTTCCATTAAAACAACTCCGTTTTTACCTACTTTTTCGTAAGCTTCAGATATTATATTACCAAGCTCTTTGTCGTTATTACATGATATAGAACTAACTGAATTAAGCATATCACCTTCAACGTCTATTGCTATAGTATTTAAATAGCTAATGACACTATCTAGTGTTTCATTTACTCCATCTTTAATTTCTCTGATTGTAAGACCATCTGCGATCGCAGTGTCTATTTGTTTGATTAGTGCTTCTGCTAGTACTGTAGCGGTTGTGGTACCATCTCCAGCATCTTTTACTGTGTTTCTAGCAGCTTCTTTTATTAAGGTTGCACCCATATTCTCAACCGGATCACGTAAGACTACGCTTTCTGCCACGGTTACCCCATCTTTTGTTATGACCGGTTTGCCTCTCCCATCTTCGTAAATAACACATTTTCCTGATGCACCTAACGTAGATTTTACGGCTTGGGCTAATTTATTGACTCCAGTGATCACCTTTTCCTTTGCTTCACCACCAAAGTTTAGGTTCTTCACCAATTCACTTGGTAAGTTATATTCCATGGTATTATATTTTATTTTATTAAATTAAATTGTCTGTAGGTATTATTACCTTTATTGCTTATTATTTACCTCTTATATTGTGTAATAATCTTTGGTTGCTAGAGTAATCTCTTTTTAGATCAGCTAATCTTGCTTTTTCATCTTCACTTAAATTACCTTTATTGTTTAGTTTGTCTATTTGTGCTCTTATTTGTTGACCTGCAGCTACTATCTTTTTTACTAAAGCAGGATTTTTACTCATTTTTTCGTAATTACCTTTTTCTTTATTATACTTTTCAACTTTTTCTTCGTGAGCTTTGTTCTGTGCATCTGTCATTCTATCAGAATCGTCATCTTTTGGTTTTTTACCATTAGGTGGATCAGTTGCTTTTTTTAAAGGAGATTTTTGATTAGCTCTATTGTACTTTTTATCAAAATCTTCATCGCTTTTCTTTTTCTTCTTTTTATCTTGAACTATATTCCAAACTTGCCTATTCATGTATTCAGCGTTTGTCAACGGTGTAACAGGACCAACAGGTTTTTTAACTGGATCTTTTTTCCTTGTAAACGGCGTAAAGCCTTTCATTTTGAATGCCATAACTAAGTTTTAATCAAATGGATAAAGTTTGTTATCTAAATTCCTATGTTTATCCATTAGCTTTTTGTACTCGGATGAGTTTTTATCCATACCTTTCATCTTTCCTTCGATAACAGCCATCTGTTTCATGATAGCTCTTTCCTCAGCATTAGCCTCTTGCATTTTATCCGATTTTACTTTAGCTGTAGGCTTCTTCTTAGTTGGATCAGTTAATTTAGTAAAAGGTGACCAACCTTTCATCTTAAATCCTTTAGTGTCTTTTTTAAATTCAGGCATTTTTATTTTTTTTATTTAATAATTATTTTCTGCTTCATTAGCTACTTTTTCCCATGGATGATCAGGGTGTCCTTCTGGTAATCTACCTGCGGGACCATCTATATAATTTTCACCATCTATCTCTCGTCTAATATACGTGTTACCTTCCCATGTAACGTAGTTCTCTCCATAAGCCGCTCTACCAGTTTCCATATCTCTCATATGTTGGGCTTCATGAGCTATTGTTTTGTTATATTTTCTACTACCAACTTCCAAATCCTTGTCTACAAATATAGATCCATCGTTATTAGCTTCAGCTAACGTACCATCTGGAAGATCTTTCCTAATGATAGTTCTTTTCATAGGTGTTCTAAAACCTCTTTTTTCTGAACCTAATTTAAAACCCATTTTAATATGCTTTTTTGTTATTTCTAGTAGCTTCGTTATTTTTTTGATAATGCGCTTCTCTCTGATAAGCTTTACTAACTCTATATTGCATGTTTTGAGGTTGACTAAAACTTCTTGTCATAGAGGGGCTTTTACCACCGCTTGAGGATGCTATGTGTTTAGCTACACTTTCTTGAGTTATATTACCTAAACCTGGTGCATATGATTTTTTACCTGATCTTCTGTACTTAGCATCAAGATATCCACTTGTTTTAATACCTTGTTTAGCCATTTTCTTCTGATAATCACTCTGCCAGTAAGGTTTGTTTTCAGGTCTACTACCTAATGCATCTAACTCTTTCTCTTTAGATTTCCACCAAGGATTTTCAACGTTAAATTTCTTATCTTCTAATCTTTTTATCGTTTTTTTATTTCTATCAGTGTTTTTTACACGAGCTTCTCTAGCATCTATCCTTTTTTGTATTCTAGCAGCTTTCCTTTGGCGCCATTTTTTCGTTATTTGAGCTGCTATTTCTTTTCTAGTTTTTGTAAAAGGACTAAAACCCCTCATTTTGAACGCCATACTGTGTTATTTAAAAGTTTTGACCACTTTAGGTCCTTTAATGTACTCTATTTTCTTTGAAAAGTGTTCAACACTGTTATCAACTGCGTTTTCCGCACCCTCCATTGTCTCTCTTCGCGTAATATCAACCCAAGAATTTTCATCTTCAGGTTTATTTACCTCTGTTTGGTAATATCCGTTGGGTAATTGAGTAATTCTCCAGTTCTTTTTATCAGCTAAATGTCTCCATTCATCTAATTGTTTCTCTGAAATTTTCGGTTCTGTAGTATATGTACTACTTTTATAGTATATGTATGTCATTGTTTTTGGTTTTAATTAGTTAATTGGTTTAGGGATTTTCCCTAATTATATTTTTCCTAAAAATCCTCCACCCGTACCTCCAGTACGCATGCCGGCTTTAGCTTTTTGGCCTACTTTGTTTTTAAATACAAACTTTCCAAAGTCTTTAAACAATAAACCTGTTCCAAGACCAGGTATCATTCTAGCAACACCCGTAGCTCCAGCTTTTTTAGCACCAGCTTTAGAGACTTTTAGTGCGACTTTTTTAACACCTTGTTTTTTAGCTTCTTTTTTTACGCCTCCTTTATTTTTTTTAGTGAAAGGTGACCATCCTTTTTGTTTGTACGCCATTTTCTTTATATTTTAATAAGCACTACCTCCTTCTCTATCCTTATCGACATTGTGCACTTGTAATCTTTTGTCAGAAGCGGCAGCTCTTTCACTTTCTTCTTCTTTCATTTGCTCATACAACCTTTCTCTTTCTTCTTCTGTTAAATTATCAAATTCAGAAACTTTAAGTGGGCTACTTCTAAAGCCTTTCATTTTAAAACTAGATCTTTTTTTCATATTATAACGATCCTCTATCAAATATCCACCACTCTACTTTCTGTAAAGGTGTTGCTGTACTTGAATCAATTAATATTCTAGTTGTGTAATCCCATGGAAAAAACGCAAATTCATCCTTTTTTAATGTCATAAATCTAGTTGCTCCAGCGTCTACTCCAGCAGGTGCTTCACCATCAGCACCATCACCAAAGTCATCCAATTGGTCAGCTGCTGATATGTCTGAACCAGCTCCAGTTGTATCTGGATTATCCTCATCAGATCCAATACCTATGTATACCAGTCCAGTTCCTGTTGGTGTAACATTTTTTATATAAACATATCCACCAACTGTACCACCTGCTCCATCACCAGCACCACCAGTTGGCGCAGATGATCTCCAGTTTTGAGTTTCTCCATCAAATAATATTGCTGAATCAGTACCAGTCATAGTATAAACACCAGAGTGAACATCGTCACAACCTAAGTCTGTTGTTGTTGATAGTGTTAGAGCTACAGAAAGAGGTCCTTCATTTGTAGAACCTGCAGCATTTGACGTTAATGAAAACGTAGGTTTTATTCTAGGCATATTTTGTTATTTTAATTATTAAGTTGTCTTAAACAACCATATTTCTAATTTATCATCAGCAGAAGCTCCCTCTACATAAACATCTTGATCTCCAGACCAAGGGAAATATACAAACTCGCCAGCTGATATAGTAAAAGTTCTATCATCACCACCACTGTTTGTACCCATATCATTTTGAGTACCTTCTGTTATACCAACATAAATATCTTGAGATGCACCAGCAGATGTCTCTAGATTTTTCATATATATATATGATTTACCATAGTTAGCTGAATCAAAAACTTTAACAGGCGAAGCTGTTGTGTTATATATTTGAGTTTCTAAACTAGTAACTATCGATGTGTTACTTATAGGTGTTGCTGATAGATTAACAGCTATAGAAGCAGGACCAGCTTGATTTGATGCTGCGCTTGAATTAGCTACTATTGTTAATTTTGGTTGTATTACTGCCATCTTAAATTATTTTATTTTTTTTATTACGACTTAATCGTTTTTTCTACAATTAAGATAATTACATGGAAGTGTATATATTTACTCCCCGTATTATAAATATAGGGATACAGCTCTACGCCACCTAAAAATGCACCCCCACCTCCCCCAAAAGCTCATTCTCTTGACCCACCCCCGCTCATTATTTCACATTTTACTCAATACTTTTCGCATTTTCACACAAACTAAATACTACTTCATTTCGATAATAATAATGTAAACAAAATATAAATATAAAATATAATAGTATGAAATTAAAAAGATTTGTAATAAGAAAAAGTTTAATTGGTAAAGATGTGACAATTGAATTTGTAAATAAAAAAGGTGAATTAGTAAAATATAATCACGACGAAGTATATAATAAACATAAAGAAAGATTTGAGTCAATGAATTGTTTTCAGAAATATAAGTCATACACAAATACTAATTGTATGCCAGCATTCTGCCGAGATATGAAGATATCATAATTAATAGTGTGACAATTGCTACTTACTATATCTTTAGTTATAACGCTAATGTCACACAATAAAATAATAATTGCGAGTATAGAAGTGACGAGCAATACTTGTAATAGTAATTTATCACTTAAACAATTGATATACTTTTACAAAACAAATACGAAGTTGTTTAGATAATAATAATGTAAATGAAACAATATGGAATTTATAATAATAATGACAATGTGGATAATAGTAAAAATCGCTGAATATGGCGCTAATATAAAAGAGTAAAGATATGAGTTTAGAACATTTAAGTAAAGACAAGAAACAAAGACTTCAGCAAATATCACTTATAATTCATAATTGTAGAGTGTATGGTGTGAAAGTGAAGCAAGAGTTAATCGATGAGTATAATAAATTAAAAAAATAAAAGAGTGTGAGCTATGATAATAAACTGTAAGAAATGTGGAAAAGATGTTGGTAACAATGTTATGCAAGTGTGGATAAATGAGTTAATTTCAAGTGGTAAAACATATATTAACTCTAATGGTACTGAAGCGAAGTACAAAGAAATAAACAAAATGTGCGAGTGTTAACACATAATAAATACGAACAAGTGTAGATAATATAAATGTAAATTAATAAATGTATAATTATGACTAATATAATAAATAGTAAAAGATTTGTAGTAAGACAATCTCTAGTTGGTAAAGATGCGACTATAAATGTGACGTTCAAAAATGGTAAAACTGCCACTTATAATCATGACAAAGTATTCGCTATCATGAAAGACAAACTTGAAGCGATGGCGTGTTGGGCAAAGTACAAATCATACACTGCGAGTAATAACATACCGGTTATGGTGAGAGATAAAGATATTGCCTAATGAATCGTAAATTTAGTCACGAGAGAGTGTTAAAGACAGTTCTTAATACTCTCTACATTGCAGGAGGAATTGTGTTACTAATAATGCTTTTCAATAATGTTAAAGCTGAATCACATAAAGTTGACCACTACTCTGGAGCAACAGAAGTAATAGACTGTATGAACTGTGATGAGATAGATTAAGTCGGTAAATACCGCTGATGAAGTACTGATTAGTCAGTGGTGACTTGAGACGTAGTTGACTACATTTAGCGTCTTATAAAAAATGCGAATGAGTAAATGGTGTTTATGGTAAAGCGATACTGATAGCGACCGAATGCGCAGAAAAGCTTGGTGAGTTCGATTCTCACCATCACCACTATGATAGATTTAGAAATAATAATGAGTAATACTTACGGAGTATTAACAAACAGGTGTTCCGTAGAAGATATTCTTGAACAATATGAAGGAGTAGATGCTATGTTTTATGGTAATCCATATGATATAACTATTGAAGATATTGATGAAGTAATATCTTTCTACGAAAA